AGGGTTAGTTTCAGCATTGTGTTGGTTTATTCCTCCTGAGAGGGTTTTTGATAGGTTTTTGTTTCTAATACTTCTGTAATCCTTAATGGGATGCCTTGACTAAGCTTTATAAACATATCATAAGCTTTGTCCTTATTTACATTTATAGATCCGCTAATTAAGATGTCTTCTTGCTTTGTGTAGTAAAGTGTACTACCTAAGATTTGGTCTGTTTCTTGTACAAATTCGAATTTCATGTGTTGTTTGTTTTATTGTTTAATTATTGGTTTCTTCTTCTTCTTCATCTTCCCAATCGCAATGTTCTAAGCATTCAGGACATATATCTATTTCAGGAAAGTTGGTATGTGCTCCACAGCAAGTTGAATATGGCATTACTTATTAAGTTTTTGGAGTCTAGTAAAGTAGGTTTTTGGGTCACCTATCTTGGCTTGGTTCATGTTCCTTTCGTATTCTACAGGATGAATACAGGTTTTTGTCTGATGGTTGTAATAGGCTTGTTCGCCTTTGTCGATGATAGTGCCAGTAATACCGCACTTCATCTGATAACTGAGTGTGATTAATTCGTGCATGGGTTTTTTGTTTTGTTTATAATTGTTTTGTAAAATTAGTAGTTTTTTGGATATCTTTAGAAGTTTTTTGCTAATATTTTGTTAAATGATACATGACTTTAATATCTCATAACAAAGGTCTTCTGGTATTTTACTTCTCTCGTATGAACCTTTAAGTCCTTGTGTGCCAGTTTTTGATCCTCTGGGTGCAGCTACATGACATGGGTCGCCATTTTTGCACATTGGTCTTGGAATCCACTTTATGCTGTTAGTCCAAATGTCTGTTGGTTTCATCCTTGTATCTCCATATTGACAATATGTAACGCCTTGTCTTGGAAGATCCTTCATTATAGGCATCTTTCTAAGCATTCCTCTAGGATTTTCTATAAAAAAATAGGTGGGGTTAAAATGCTCAATAATTTCAAGGGTTTTTTGCACCAGTTTAAGACCAAAGTCTGCTCTGGGGTTTTTGGGGATGTAATCATCTCCAACTTTAGTCCAGTTTTTGCCTATTGCTGCCACACTGAAAGCAGTGCAAGGACAAGATGCCCAAATAATGTCTGGCTTAAAAGGGATTTTTGTTACGTCAAATTCTAAGATGTCGGTAACGTAATCGATGCCACCGAATTGCTCAATGTCGCTTGAGTAAACGTCAAAAGCAAGTCTATCAGCTACTTTGCCAATAGACCTGCTTCCTGCAAACAGCTCTAATACTTTCATTTATAATTCGTTTATCATATTGCTAATAGCTTCTATTAATTCATCTTTTGTGATAGGTGCTTGACCTTCTTCATCAGCATCCCAGCTTCCATTCCAATCTAAAGAGTAAGCTAACTCGATTAATTCATCTCTATCAAGCTCTTCTAAATTAACTTTAGTAAAGTCAATGTTTTGAAATACTTGTTCTGTAATAATGTGAACTAAATTTTCTTGTGCTTCCTCTAGTTGATATTGCTGTATTGGCGAAATATCGCCTCCAACAGTCTTATACTTTTCATGTAAAGCAGCGAAAATAGATTCGTTTGATGCTTCAATCATTTTGATTGCATCGATTTTGATTTGTGATTTAAGTGGTTTCATTTTTTAGTTTGTTTGTATGATATAAAAATGTTTGTTGTACCAGTGAATAAAAGAAACGTCTTCATCATTGTACTTATTGTCTTCAATCCAAGCTTCTTCTATTTCAGAAGATGTTAAATCTTTAATTGATACAATAGAGGTTTTTTGGAAGGTTTTTGCACCTTCTGATTCTGCATAATCTTTTAACATTGATTCTAATGGAATGATATCAGTAGAAGTATATTCACTTCTATCTAATAATAAATGGAATTTTGTTTGCATAGTGTTTTGTTTGTTTGAATGTTTAAAAATATATAAAAGTTTTTGTCCCACCAAATTTTTATGGGGTTTTTGTAGGGTTTTTGTCAAAGATTTTTGTGGGGTTTTTGGGGAGTTTTTGCATAGGGTTTTTGGCACAGATTTTTGGCATGACATAGGATTTTTAAATGGCAAAATCAATGGCACAACATTAATGTTGCAACATGGACTATTTAGCCATATATTGACAATATGCTAGAATCAATTTAAACGACATTTTTAGACGTTTACAGCTGCTTTAATATGTTTATAATGGTATTACATTGCTTTATATTTTAAGGTCCTTAAATAGCTTTATTTTGATAAATAATCATTCCAGGATTTAGATTTAAAATAATTATCCTGGTCCAATTGTTCCTGGACTTTCTTTGCTATCTGGTCAAGTTGTTCCTGGTATAAACTAGAATAGAATTCCAGCAAATATTTGTTAGCTGGTTTATTTTCTTTCTCCAGGGCTTTAATAAGTCCCTTTAGCCCGTAAATTGTCATAAAATTGTATTTTGGTTCGTTTCTTTGCCCGGTATTGCTCCAGGTTATTTAGTCGACTAACAAAGAAAAAAGGGACCCAAAATAAATTGAGTCCCTGGTCTATATTAACTAACTACAAAACCAGAAAGGTCTTTTTTTGCGTCTCCTTTAGCTTTCAATCCTACTACTACATTGATAGGGTCAAAATATCGGAGGTCCGTTTCGTCTCCATTAATAACTGGATAACCTAAATAAAATTCTGGTAATTGGTCCTGAAATACTACAGCAATATTGCCACCCATTTTTAGGACTTTCTTTGCTTCAGCTTCATTTGTTTCAGACCTTGAAAAGGTTATTTTATAGCTGGTATGTCTATACCTGGATATATGGTTTACGTTTTTGGTATAGTCATAAAATAGCAAACTACTGTAAAACTGGTCCAGAAAATCAATTCCAGAATAACGCTCAAGCAAATAAAGATGGTCAATGTCACTGGTTCCATTAAGACGGACCGCTATCTGTTTGTTTTGCTTTATTGCTTTATCATGTATTTTCAGTAATTCATTAGCTAACTGTATATAAAAATTAGCTCTGTCATATCCCCAAAATTTAGATTTATTTATTCTGGATAACTGTACATTGGAGAAACGTCCGCGACCAGTGGTATAAATACATACTTTTTTGCAGCCATCTGAAGCAAAAGGACAAAGGTTTAATCCCTCTACTGTGTCAGCTGGAGCCATGTACATGATATAACTTTCTAAGATATTTTTAGCTGTCTTAATATTTGTATCTCCTGGACTCAGTAAATTTTTTACTGGTTTATAACTTTTGTTTTGTTCTGGTTTTTGTAATGTGTTTTGCATGATTATTTGTATTTAGTTAAGTCTTGTAATATTGTTTTGATTAAGGTATAAACCAGGACGGACCCTATAAATATTAGGACCAGTTCCAATAAACTAACTGTTTGCATCTTTATCGATTAATAGGTGAATAATTAAGTTACCGACATTAGCCATAAATAGGCTAAATAAAACTAGCTGACTTACTAGTAAAATGTTGCTAAATAGTTCCATGTTTGTTTTGTTTTAGTTATAAATAGATCCTAAAGATATGTAAACAATTTAAAACAATTGTAAATAAATTAAAGTTATTTGTTAAAACTTTGTTAACGTTTGTATTAAATTACTAGTATACTAGTATTAAGTATGTAATAACTAATTTAATACTATATTAATATAGTAAGTAATTAACTATCTAATTAACTTATAATTAAATTAGTGGTTTATATATTAATACAATAATGACAGGTATTTTTACTTTTCGCCTTTGAGTGCCTATCCAATCATTAAATATTTACGCTTAACTTAGCATACCAAATCAACCAAAATGATCCACCAAAACCATAGGAGAGAACAGCATATAATATATATTATGTTAAGTGATAGGTCATACCACTCCCCCACCCTACCCCCTACCCTATTTTTTAGCGTCCCCTACCCTATCGACCCCTTGTGCCCCCCAATATTCTGATATAAAACAATGATTTTAACATTTTTAAACATTACAATATAAATTGTAGCTTTGAATTAACACTTGGTAAAGCCTCTTAGCAATAACGTAACCAAGTTAAAGAAATGACTATGAAAGATACTTACGGCAAACGAGAGTACACTTGTAAATGTGGTACTAAGACTGATGGATATGTTTGGTTTAGTCAAATCAAGGAAACTCAGTTTGAATGCACTAATTGTGGCAAGTGGTTAGGTCATGATAACCTAGAGAAGAAGGTAACTAGCATTATATCAATACGCACACCAACAAAGAATAGATAATATGAACGCACAATTCAAAGAAATAGCTAAAGAGGCTTTTATCATAGCTTATAAGGAGAACTTTGGCAATATCACCATATCATGTGAGGCTTCTGGAGTCGGCAGGACGCAGTATAAGACTTGGTTGAAGGATGATCCTGAGTTTGCTAAGAGATTAGCTGAAATCGAGCCTGAGGAGATAATGCTTGACTTTGGCGAACAAAAGCTGATGGAGAGGATTGCTAGAGGTGATACCTTAGCGACTATGTTCTTACTGAAGACAAGAGGCAAAAGAAGAGGATATATCGAAAAGACTGAGGTTTCTCACGAAGGAGATGTGGTTAAGCAGATTACAGTCAACGTAGTTAAACCGAATCAAATTGGAGATATTATGAAACAAATAGACGGAGATGAACACAAAGCGTTACCTGAAGGTGAGATAATCAACTTTGATACGCAAACTGAACCAGGAATGGTCGTACCTGCTTACAAGGCAGGAGAAAGTGATGAAATCCCGCTTTACAACCATGATAAGGGGGAATTATTGGATATTAATGAAGACGGTGACTATGAGGAGTAGCTACAATGCCTTTATTTCGCATTTTAAGGCGATTCTACGGCTTTTAACCCTATTTGTAGTACTATGTATCCATTTAATAATTGAAAGGCTTAAATGAGGCTTAAAATAGCAAATAAAATAGACACCCCTACCTTCCTATAAAACCAAAAGTTTTCTAATGGTAAACACACAACCAATTTTTTAATTTTTTTTCCTATGTCTTATGAATGTAACCACAAACATCGTCTTCGAAATCCTGCAAAACAGCCAAAAAAAAATATCAGTTATGCAAGGCGGAACAAGGTCTGGCAAAACTTACAATGTATTGACCTGGTTTATCGTGAAATTATTACAAGAGAAGGGAAAAACCCTAACCATCTGCAGATCCTCGTTGCCATCCATAAAAGGCTCAGTGATGAGAGACTTTATCGAAATACTATCGAAATATGGATTATACTCAGAAGAAAAGCACAACAAATCAGAAAATCTTTACTTCTTAGGAGGCAATGTCGTAGAGTTCGTCTCTACCGATCAGCCACAAAAAATAAGAGGTCGTAAAAGAAACTACTTGTTTATAAACGAGGCGAATGAGGTAAACTACGAATCTTGGATGCAGTTAGCATTAAGAACTACAGAAAAGATTGTAATTGACTATAACCCTTCGGATTACTACTCTTGGATTTATGATAAGGTCGTTCCTAGAGAAGATGCTGACTTTACCATCACTACCTACCTAGATAACCCATTTCTTGAAAAATCAATCGTAGATGAGATTGAGAGGCTAAAAACAGCCGACCATGAATATTGGCGAGTTTATGGTTTAGGAGAGAGAG